GTGTCACCCGTCATCTGGTCACCCTCTGGTCACCCGTCATCTGGTCACCAGTCAGTCAGTCCAAAATCGGTCACCATATGCTGGCTGCGACGCAATTTCCGAAAAAAAATCGGTTGCCCCGGTAAAAGTTGCCCCGGTAAAAAAAAAATTTCAACCGCCAGGGAATGCAGAAAAAAGTCCGCGCCGCATAGATACCCGGTAAGAGTAAGAGTAAGAATAAGAGTAGGGGTAAGAGGTAAGAGAAGGGGTAAGAGTATAAGAGAAAAGGACTTACAGAAGCCTATAAGAGATGAATCCAGTCGAACAGAGGGCGAGGAATCCTCTGTATCCAGTCAAAAATGGGTGACCCTTTATCATAAATCTTACCAAATGGGTGACCCTTTTTAACACAATATTGACCAATATCGGCATAAATGGGTGACCCTTTTATTGCCAAATACCGTCAGGATAGGCATAAGGGTGACCCTTTTTAGATCAGTCGGGAGAAAAATGGGTGACCCTTCTCTTCAAATTCCTATCATATTCCTATCAAATGGGTGACCCTTTTGGAAACTGTTTGGACGCAAGGGGTAACGCCAAAAGAAAGTCTTGCAATATGTCGGGCAGCCGTGCTATATTAAGCAATCGATTGGCAATCTGCCATTCATTAACACCAAAGAAAGGACACCAATGTGCTTAATTATTCATAAGCCATATAAGAAACGTATCCCGTCAGATATTCTCGACCGGGCTAAAAAGATCAATCCACACGGGTTTGGAATCACCTATCTGGACAACGGTCAGACCAAGCGAAAGCTGACATATAACGGCATTGATAAGATGCTAGAGACAGACAGACCATTGGTTTGTCATTTCAGATATGCAACGGTTGGTAAGATTAACCTTAACAATGTTCACCCGTTCAACGTAAACAACCGAACTGTCATTTATAGCAACGGCACGGTGGACGGGTTTGGCAACGGTCACGAATCAGACATTGCACACATTGCCAAGCGAGTGCTTCCCAAGCTCCGCAAACTGGACTGGAAGCCATTCCTAGAGCTTACAGAGACAAGGTTCTGCATCGTTGACAGTAAGAGCTTGCAGGTGCAACGCATCGGCAAATGGCACGACAAGGATGGCGTGTTCTATAGTAAGGCAAATTGCTTCTACCAGCCAACGTATCATTCACCCTATGGCTCAAAGAATTGGGGCTACAACCATACAGGGGTCACCCATAAATCAGAGGATCAAATGAATAGAGTCGCAGTATATGGAACGCTGAAGAGCGGATTTAGTAACAATCGTTTATTGCAGAAAGCTGACTTAGTCGGAACTGGTAAACTCAAAGACCGCTATCCTCTAGAGGTAAAGGGGTTACCCTATCTCTACGCGGAGAAAGGTGTCGGTGAGTTTGTGGATGTCGAGGTTTACGACGTAGATGACGAACTGCTAGCTAGGCTCGACCAGCTAGAGGGTCACCCTAATTGGTATAAGAGAGAAAGGGTTCTGGTAGATATGGATGACTGGAGCCAATCCACCGCTTGGGTTTATTTCCTTGACGAACCAACGCCGCGGGGCGTAGCGTTTACAGATTCCTATACGGGAGCCGATACAATTACAGCAGATCCTTATCTGCCTAACTTTACACTATAACAAAAGAAAGGACACTATGACATTGTTTATTAAAACATATAAAGAAACCAATTGCTTTGGAACTAGATGGGTTTGTCAGCCAACGAACTTGGGTAGCTTCGGCTACGAAGGCGGGGCTAGTGATGACAACGAACTAAAGGCAATCTCGAAATGCTTCGCAAAGTATCGCGGTAAATACAAAAGCTATTACCAGACAGAGCGAAACGGCAAAGCATATTAACCCAAAAGAAAGGAAAAAAATGGACACAAAAAAACACAACGGATGGACTAACTACGCAACGTGGCGTATCGCTCTCGAAATGTTCGACGGCTATGAAGTAAAGAGGGCAACCAGAGAGGACTGCAAGCAATACGTTGAGCAGTATCTTGAAGACAGCACAATGGGAAGGGAACCTTTGCTTTACATTAGCGGGTGGGCAAACGCTTTCCTTATGGATGTCAACTGGCAGGAAATCGCAGACCACCTTAACGACGAAGCCTCGGAGAACGAGAGCAGGTCTGGAGAGCCAAAGCACATTGACGAAATCATTGATGCTCTATGTCTATTGACATAAACACAAGACAGATGTAAAACAGGGGTGATCCGAAAGGGTCACCCTTTTTTTATGGATACACAAAAAAGCAAATTACCAGATAGTGGCAAAAGGTCGGAGTTTTCGACGGGAGCTGTTCGTGATGCAATGCAGGGCAAGGGAATGCCGTCTCTATTGCCTACAGAGGCTCTAAGGATGGCTTCCAGACGCTTTGAGGATGGTGCTACCAAGTATGGCAGGGACAACTGGCGTAAAGGCATTCCTTTGTCCAGATACGTGGATAGCATAAACCGACACTTGTGGGCTTATACCGACGGCTGCACGGAAGAGGATCACCTTGGGGCGGTCATTTGGAACTCTATGTGTCTAGCCCAAACCCAGAAGTGGATCGATGACGGAACTCTGCCTAGAGACCTGGATGATTTACACCTATAAGGGGTCACCCTTTTTGTAGCAGCCCGCAGCCAAAAGAGAAAAGGGGTCACCCTTTTGATACCCGGTAATAGTGATTACCGAGAATGGAGCTACTATATATAGTGCCTAAGAGTAAGAGGTAAACTATATCTAGTAAGAGAAGGCTTGACAGTAACCGGGTCCATCCTGAGAATGGGGCCTATGAATATATTCCAAAGAAAAAAGAACCCGCAAAAAAACCAGGACAACCTATCTCTAAGAGAAGCAGACGAAATCATTAAGGACTTCGTTGTGGAATCCAAGAACATCGCTAAGAGAACGAAGGAACTAAGAAAAGCATTTATGCTTAACAACCACATACCAAAGTCCTACTTGCAGGATGCTGAGTGGGAATTCGTGCAAAAAGGTCTGCCCTTTTATGCTTGCAAAGTATTTGCACTATCAAAGTGTATTGATGAATCTCTGCATCGCAGAGGTAATTAACAAACCAACAAAGGAAAAAAATGGACACAATAAACTGGCTATCCGAAGAGGATAAGAGAGGTCTTTTTGAACAGCAAGAAGACGAAATGCGTAGAGATGCTAACAAGCAACTCCTACAGGAAGAGAGAGACAGAGAGATGGCTATTAGGGTCAGAGCTTTGGCTAACTATAAATATATTACTTACTACGAAGGACGCTAGTATGTGGATAGTAACCTGCAACCCAAGAGGAACTTATTCCCAGTATGCAAACGTATTTAACAAGAGAGAAGAAGCCGAGAAGCTATACGATCTCTTTGCCGCGGATGGTTTGCCCTGCACCTTGTGTATGGCAATTGAGTCCTCGAACAAAACGGAAACCGACGACCTGCAACCTTTAGAGGTTATGGGTAGGAAAAGGTTTGAACAAGAGATGAACAAGATGGCAGACTATTACGAATGCACGACCAACAATCATTCCTCAAGACTCACGCTGAAAAGTATGGTCTAAGGGAATCCGTGATTCTGCACACAATTATATTCTTTGTTTTGTTAAACGAAAAACATAACCGCAATAAGAGAGAAGGGAAGTATTGGACTTACAACTCAGCCAAGGGTTGGATTCCTTACTTCCCTTTTTTGACGGAACAGCAGATAGCTAGAACCTTTAGATCATTATCCAAGCAGGGTGCTTTGACCGTATCTAACTACAATAAGAAGAGATACGACAAGACCAAATGGTTTACACTATCACCCGGTCTTTACCGAGAAGTTAAGCGATCTGATTACTGGAAAAGAGTGGTGTCCAGCATCAGGACAGCCTCGATCAAAACTGATCAACCAATACCAGATATAAATATAATAAATATAAAGCCTTATGTATAACAAAAATAAACAAAATAAAGAAGCTCAAGAAGAGCGGATACAAACAAGGATTGAAATGATTCGGACAGAATCTAGAATCCTTTCTCATAAGATAGACCGTATGCAAGAGCAGCGGAAAGAACTCCAAGAAGAAAAGAAAAGACTAAAGGAAATATTATGAGCCATTTCTACGATTGCACCCAAGAGCCATTCCTAACGAAGGCTAGAACCCCAAGCCAGGCAAAGAAGCTTGGTGCGTTGCCCTCAGTAACAACTATATTATCGAGCAAGAAGAGCGACTTCTTAGATAATATATGGACACCCAGAAAACTCGTGGAACTAGCACGACAACATCCGCACGCCAGTAGCCGTGACCTCTCGGAAATGAAGTATGGATTTCGCACTAATCCAATAGATGGAAAACCCATTAGTAGCTCCGAATTTGGAACTGCCGTTCACGCTAGACTAGAGCATCAAATAGAATCCATTATGCGGACTGGCAACATAGACCAAGAATCCGTTGTAGTTTGGGATAGATGGGCTTTACCATTTATAAATTTTATGTCTGATAACGACATAGAGCCAATAGCTACAGAGAAGATTTTGTTTTGTAATAAATTTAAGTCAGTTGGGTCTGTTGATTTGATAGCCAAGGTGGAAGGCAAGTATCATTTATTTGATTACAAGTGCAGAGATACCAAGGGAACTGGTGGTAAGTTTTACGAAGACAAGGACTGCACCCAGTTGGCAATAGAAGCAAGGTTCCTCAAGGACACTATGGAGTTGGACTACGATCCGGGCATTACAAGCGTTTGTATATGCGTGGAATCCAAGAAGCACTACCACAAGAACTGGACTAAGGCTCAAGCTAAGAAGGGCGTGACTAGGTTCAGATACTTATCTAAGCTATACTGGATGGACTGGATGCCCAAAGGCAAATGAAAGAGAACGAAGTGGCAGATCAGTTAATGGTTTTGTTCCCCAAGATGAATAAGCTCATCAAGGCTATAGACCAATTTAGTTATTTCGATTACGAAAATGACAACTACCTGTTTGAAATAAAATCCAGAAGAAAGTCTTACGACCCTTGGATAATCGAGCAGCTGAAGGTGGATACCAATACTGGCATTGCCGAATCAGTTAAGAAGGACTTCATATATGTGAATGAGTTTGAATTTTCACTTTACATCTGGAACATTTCAAAATTAATTAGGAACAACTATGACTTTAGGTTCCAAGAAAGAGAGATGCCTTGGCATACGGACTTCAAGAAAACCGAGGCAATTAATAAAATGGTTGGATATTTATACAACAAGGACGCACTAATTGTTAGTGCTAAACAATAATAACAAAATAAAAAAAGGATACAATGTGGATAATACCAAAGAACTTACACACCTCTCGCTATGTAGCGGATATGAAGGGATTGGGCGTGGACTGCGAGCAGTTTTCCCAACTCTCAGAGAACTCGCTTATGTGGAGATCGAAACCTACTGCATCGCCAACCTGGTCAAAGAGATGGAAACGGGTGTCTTGGATACAGCACCTATCTTCTCTAATCTTAAAACCTTCCCATACAGAAAGTTTCGTGGAAAGGTGGACATCCTCTCTGGAGGCTTCCCCTGCCAGCCTTTCTCAAATGCGGGATCGCGTCGCGGAACTGAAGACCCAAGACATCTGTTCCCTTACATCCGAGACGGAATTAGAGAGTGCAAACCTAGAATTGTTTGGCTCGAAAATGTTGAAGGAATTATCTCAGCAAAAACAGCCGAAGGAGAATCGGTTCTCCAATATGTCCTCCGAGAACTGGAAGGACTGGGTTATATCGCAGAGGCAGGAGTATTCTCAGCGAGTGAAGTTGGCGCACCTCACCAAAGAAAAAGGGTCTTCATCTTGGGCTACTCCAAACACGATGGACACACTACCACCAAGGAGTTACGAAGCCGCGATGAGACAAGCGACGACAAGTCGAAAGGGCAGAACAGATCCGTCGAACTTGAGGGAGCAAGTGGACGAAACGTCGGTGCAAGCCTACAAGGATGCGATAAACTTTCCGACACCGAGAACATCGGATGCGGAGGGCGGTCGGATCGAGACGGTGATAGAGGACGGAGTATTCAAGAGCAAGAGGCACAAGAGCAACCAGACCTTTGGAGCCAAGCTGAGGGATGCGGTGGAAACTCACGAGGAGCAGAAGAAGTGGGCAACGCCAAGAGCGAGGGATTACAAGGGTGGCTACAGACCAGAGAGTATGATCCGCAAGGATGGCAAGAGCAGGATGGATGCCCTGCCCCAGATGGTAGAATACGATCCATCGAGCCGTCCAACTACCGATTCCCCAGTAGACCTGGAGAGCGTCAACAAGAATGGGAAGCACCAAGAGTCACCGCCAAATCTTCAGAGATCAAGCGGACAGTTAAACCCAGATTGGGTGGAGCAGCTAATGGGTCTAACCATAGGATCGACAGACTTAGGCTCTTGGGGAACGGAGTTGTCCCACAAGTAGCTACAAAGGCTTTCGTCACTTTATTTACTAGGTTATATGAATGAATATAAAATAACCATACGGAGAGACGACATCCCAGCTAACAATCTACAGGAATCTGACAAGTGGGCTAATGATGAAAATCAAGCCCTAGCTTATATTTTTAAAAACAGATTGAGAAAAGACGGGATCGGAACTCTAAGAAAAGGTGGATGTGCAAAATTAATATCAATAAAAAGGATAAAATGAAAAAAGAAATAAATGTAAACAGGGGAGAGTTTTTTCTCCACAAGGGAAGGATGCTTCGATTCAAAGGAACTAAGAGACTATCGGATAGAATGAATTATTCGTTTGAAGACTGGAGATTTGCGGGCGGTATGGTCTTGTCTATATTTCACAGCGAAGAGGACGAGAAGAAAGCGTTTGATAAAATAGTTGATTGGGGTCAGAAAAAAATGCTTGATAATAACCGACGCTTGGATAAAAAAAAGGAAATCCTTAATATAATGTCTAACCCAATAACCTGCCCTGCGATTATTGATGGATGGGAGAAAGCCAAAAAAGAACAAGACCAAGAGGTATATAAATTCTATGAAAGGAATCCACAAATAAATGATTAATAACGATTACGACGCAATCGGCAGAAATTCTATAAGTAGCTTTATGACTTGGGCAGCAGACAGAATAGAGAGGGAATTTTTGGAGAACGAGAAGGTGGCGAGAGAATCCGGGGGCATAGATTTTATGCCTTCAGCCAAAAACGTCCAAGGCAGAAGGGTGGTCACCAAGGAAAAGTTACATATTATCAAATCAATCGAAGAGATGAGAGAGAAGGGCTACACGGTAAAGTATGGTTGTGAGCAGATGGGAATACACTCCTGCACCTTTAGCAGGTGGAAGGCTCTGTTAAAGGAGGAGGGTCTTCTTTGAAATATATACCATATACCAAGATTGCAAAGTTCCGTAAGGAGAACAAGCCAGACCAATGCCCCATTTTTGAATGCTCGCTAGAAGATGCCGTTCTGGATCACAACCACGATACTGGGATGGTTCGAGGAGTGCTTCATAGGCAATCTAATTCCTGGCTGGGAAAGATAGAAAACTCTTGGAAAAGATTTGGGTCTTGTGCCTCGGTCGATCTTTCATCTGCCTTGAAGAACGTATGTGCATATATAGACAAAGGAGATATGGATTATCTGCACCCTAGGGGTCTTAGGCAAATAATTTCACGGTTTAATAGATCGAGTAAAGAAGAGCAGGTAAACATACTCAAAAAAAATAAATGCTCCGAAATGCAAATTAGTTCTTGCAACAGCACTTCCGATAGGTCTTTGTTGTATCGAACCTCTTTAATCAAGAGAAAGTATAAATAATTATGGACAAGCCAAAAAAGACAGTAACAAAAAAGTTGACTATACGTCACAAAATGCAGGGGATACAATCCTCTTTGAAAGCTCCTAAGGGGCAGACTAATAACTTCGGTAACTACAACTATCGATCTGCAGAAGGTATACTATCAGCACTAAAGCCTTTATTGGGCGAGTGGTGCTGTATTCTTGTCAGCCAAGACCAGATGGTAGAGATGGGCGGTAGGGTATATGTGCAGACAACATCCACCTTGACTGATGTGGATACGGGTGATTTCATTTCCACGACCGGGCTTGCCAAGGAAGCGGAAAACAAGAAAGGTATGGATGATGCTCAGATTACTGGTAGTGCCGCATCCTACAGCTTGAAGCGAGCATTAGGCAATCTCTTCTGCATTTCAGATTCTTCGTTAGACCCAGATGCAACTAATACGCACGGAAAGTCCAACGCAACCAAAACAACAACTCGGAGAGTTCAACAACTCGACGACATCATATAATACTAACTATGGCTCAATACGATGATACAAACTCGTTTGCCTTGTTTCCGAACAAGAACAAACAGAACGAAGGTCAACCAGACGTAACTGGCAAAATCAACATCGATGGCGTTGAAAAACGCTTGGCAGGTTGGAAGAAGCAGTCCAAGACTGGAGTGAGCTTCATTAGCGGAAAGGTGTCCGACTTCCAAGAGAAGAAGGAACAACCTAAGGCTGCCGTTGAAGCGGACGACGTAATGCCGTTCTAATTAACTTAGCCCCTCAGAGATGGGGGGCTATTTTTTATAGTTAAACTAAAAGGATGAACAAAAGGAAAAAGGATGAGCAACAAGGACGTTTTACAGCCGCACGACATTGAGTCAGAGCGAGTCATTATAGCATCTTGCCTTACGGATGGGCAAGATACATTTGATAGAATTTCAGCCGTAATCAGTAAGGAAGATTTTTACGATACGGCTTGCAAGATACTATATGAAGCAATCATAGAGCTTGCCAACGAGAGTAAGCCTCTAGACGAAATAACGGCTTATGACAAGGTAAGGGAAAACAACAAGGAAAACGCTATAGGCGGTTTACCTGGACTCTACGCTACTATGCACTACGCACAGTCATATCCTGTAGCTATGGCTGCATCTGAGATTGTCAAAGAGAGGTCACAGGCTAGAGACATCCTTAAAGCGTCTAGATTAGCCATAGAATCCATTTTGACTGGAGTCAAGGCAGATGTGGTGTGCAGCGACATAGACAGCCATATACGCAAGATAAGCGACAGCAATGACAAGTCAGTAAACGTCAAGCAAGCCTCTACTGATCTAAAAAACAAGCTCACCCAGATGGATAGGGGTGAATACGTCTTTGACACTCTAAGCACTGGCATCGATCATCTGGACGCAAAGCTGGATGAAGGTGGTATCGGCAACGGGGAAGTATTTGTTATATCGGCTCCAACGTCTTGCGGAAAGAGCCAACTGGCTCTTAATATCGTTTTAAGATCCGCTGTTATGGATAACAAGCCAATAGGCATATTTAGCTTTGAGATGCCTACAGAGCAACTGACTAAAAGAATCCTGCAAACTGCCAGTGCTGTAAATCTCAGGAGGTTTAGGGATCAGGTGGTGACGCAACAGGAAAGGGATCAAGTTTATAAGGTTCTAGAGAAGGTCGAGCAAGCTCCTATCTATGTAGAAAATTACGTGCGTGGCATTGGCGATTTGCGCTCCAAGGCTAGGGCAATGAAAAGGAAGCACGGGATAAAAGCCTTAGTCATTGACTACCTGCAACTTATACCATATGATACAAAGATGTCCAAGAATGACGGGATTGCTTACATCTCGCACGGCATTAAGCAGCTTGCCATAGAGCTTAATATACCCATTATTCTCCTTGCTCAAGTTAATCGTGAAGGCGCTAGGCGTGACAGTGGTCTTAACATCCACGACCTAAAAGATTCTGGAGATATCGAGAATGATGCGGATGTCATCTTGCTAATGTGGGCAAAGGGTGGAGACTTAAATGAGTGCAAGGTGTTTGACGCTGAATATCCTTACATAGAACTAAATTACAAAATAGCTAAAAACCGGGAGGGTGAGCGTGACCTAACTGGCAAATTCAAATTCATCAACAATATAGGAAGATTCCAATAAATGACCGAAATCGTAAGACAAGTAATTAACGCTAGAAGCGAAAAAATATTAACTGCTGGATTAGATGCTATGGCTAAGTGCTGCGATGCACTTACTGAGCAAAATAAACAGCTTAACCTTGACATAGGTGGGCTGAAAACTAAGATTCGTAATCTAGAGATTAGACTTTTGGCTAACCAAGAGGAGAGGGAATAAAAGTATAGGGTTAGAAGTTTTTCGTCCTTTCTTCTTTCCCATTACACTTCCCGCCTTTTGGTTAGCCCCTTTTTCTCCAAGTGGGCGTAGCTCAGTTGGATAGAGCATCGGTTTTCTAAACCGAGGGTCCTGGGTTCGAGTCCCAGCTCCCATACCAATAGCATTACGAGTAAACAATCATTAAAGGGTAGCCTCAAAAGGGTTACCCTTTTTTGCGTTTACTTGAGTAGACCAGAGGCTTCTACTTCTGCGTCCGAAGCCAATTCGCTCATTCTGCCAATTAACCTTGGGTCTTCTGAAGCCATTTGTGTAAATAACTGGAACGCATTGTCTGAGCTATAAATGGCTGGCAACATAGATAACGTAAAGTCACTAGGTCTTCCAGCATTAACAAAATTAACATAATTCTCATTGGCTAAAGCTATACCCAAAAACTTGTTGATTGGGACATCTAGATTTACACCAAGTATTACCCTAGGCATTACTTTGCTTGCGGCTGATCCGCCTCTAGCAATGAATTGACCTTGGTTTGCTTTAAGCAGTCCAGTAGTATAAATCTGATTTTCCCTGCCAACCCGGTCTAGTATTGTAGCAATATCCAATACATCCTGTAGCCCGTCTTCGCCTAATATTTTTAAGGCTACCTCACGAGGAGTAGATTTACTTTTTCTTAAATCTTCAAATATCTTAGCATCTATATCTGGCAATTTAGAACCACCAAACATTTCTCCCGTTCTCGACCCGGACCCTAAAGATGCTCCATCAAATATCCTTGCTCTTACCGACGCTCTAATGGCTTCCCTCGCAGGTTCGTCAAGAACGCTCATAAACTGTTCAACGTCCGCAGCACTTTTAAGACTTAGTAGTGCGTTTACCATACTGTTCGTATTGTCCGTACTCAGATCGAAGCCCTTTTTCAATAGATCGAAAGCTTCATTTTTTCCTATTGCCTTTACTCTAAGGGATAGACTTGCTTCATCATTTAGTTTTCCTAAAATAATCGACTTTTCCGCAGGGGTCATTATTTCAGGACCTGATTCCAACAATTTCTTTAAAGTACTTGGGGTAACGCTTCCACCAATATTCATTCCCAGTAAATCTTTTGAATATTTACCCGAGTAAACATTAGCAATTTTTTGTAACCTTTTTATTGTTTGCTTGTCAAAAAACTCATCAACCAAGTCATTGTTTTTTAATATGTCTTTTAATTTTGGTAAACTAATTAATGAGTCCCCTTGGTTTTCAGCTGCATTAAAAATTAAATCAATTGCAGAGTTTCTTATGGTTTGCGAAAATTCTTCTGGGTCTGGGGCGGCATTTCTAAGAGCAACTAAACCCTGAACCTGACCCTTTCTTGGTCTTAACAGGGCTTCGCTTATTTCGTTTGGGCTTAATTTTGTCTTAGTATTACCTAAAATACTCTGAAGGTTTCTATCTTCTAATAATGGAAGGCTTTTCTCTTTCCAGAGTTTGTTAGCATCTTTCAAAACATTAAAGGCATCCGAGTCGGCATCCTTTGCCATACCCTCAAGAAGTCCGTCTAGACCATCAATCATACTTCTTAGTTGTTTCTTGGCTAGGTAATCTCCTCTGGCAGCTTGACCATATACCTGGTTTAATTGCTTTTTGGCGTTTACCAAATTTCTAAATGTCAGTTTTAACGGCTCTCCTGGGTCGGTCACTTCTGCTATACCCTCCAACAAAGGCATAAAGGTCATTTGATCTCCTTCCTGGAAAAGTGCCTTGTAGTCTTCAAACTCAGCTATTTGTTTTAATCTAGCCCTCGCTTGCTTACTTAAATCTTTAGCCTTGCTTAATTGTATCAAGACATTTTTTGGAATAAATGATCTAATAATTTGATCATTGGCTCCTCCGGGTAATTCCTTTACCAGAGCGTCCATATTAATGATGCGTCTAGCGGCAGATAGCATATCAATACCATCTATGTCATCACCCATAGATAGAGCTTCATCGTAGAGAGAATCTACCTGTGCCTTGTTTGTCCTGAATATATTTAAAACATTGACTTGCAAGTCTTCGCCCAATTCTTTGGATGTCTTGCGCTGCAAGGTTGGAAGTACGTTTTCAGCCAAATTGTCAAAATACTTAGATGTGGCTTTTGCCGCCATATCAAAAGATTCATCTCCAAGGTCTAAAGCTGCTTTAGATAAAGCCTTAAAATTGTCTTCTCCTATTCTTGCTATTTGTTCAAAGGGAACCTCTTCTCCTTTTACTACCTTAATTATGGTTGAAAGGGCATCGTTGAATGCCATTCTGCCTTGTACCAGAGGAGCCTGCATATCGTCAGACACACCAGTAACCCTCAGAGCATCAACAACCTCCCCCTCTCGTATAGTTGCATCTGAACCTGCTCGCATTGATGGAGTAGCTTTTTGGGCTATATCTACGCCCGTTCTTTGCTCCATTCTCTGCAGAACTTCCAAGAAGTCTTCGTATGTAACATCAGTTCCTCTAACTCCAGGAGCAGTAAATGCCTTTGCAACTAGGGTAAACGGTTTTGAAAATCCGTAATCAAATGCTGCTGCAGTTGCACCCCTAGCAGCCGATTGACCAAATTCTATGTCTTTAAATCCAGTGTCAGGATTTCCGTCACTAAAGGATTCAATTCCTTCGGAAACAACTTCTCCTCCTGCGGCTCCCAAACCCGCATATGCCGCTCTAGTAGCTACAGGCATTTTTGCTAACATCCCCGGAGCTGTTGCTCCCGGCAAAAGTAACGATGCACCCAACTCAGCACCTAAAACTACTGCGGGTCTTGCCAAATCTAGAACGTCGCCAAATGCAGCACCTTGCTCATCTACTAATACTTGCGTGTCACCCTTTTTAACTAGGAATGATGGCTTATTGCCAATGCTAAATTGAGTAACATTATCTTTTCCATACCTATCTGCCAAAAAGTCAAACTTGCCCTCCGTGTCCTCTTGGAAGGACAACAAGCTTCTATTCAAAACGTCCCCAAGTCCAGAGCTTATATCAATTTTACTTTCATCTACGTCTAAGGCTGAGGATAGATTACTTAACAATCCTTCTTTAATTCTACGATTTCTTTCTGCGCCATACCCAGGGTTTTTCATAGACATAGGAGAACCGCCCATTGGCATCATAGGCATAAATCCACCAGTTGTTTCTGGTCGCACAAATGGAAGTATGTTTTCTTCCTGTAGCTGAGTATCTATATCTCTAATGAACTGACCACTTAGTATGTTTTGGGTAGCGTCATATCTTTGCTGATAGCCAGTATCAATTGGAGGAGGCGTAAATACGGGCGTATCAAAACCTTGTCGCCTAGCAAGAACTCCTTCTATAGCCGAGTATTGCTCACCGCTAAGTTGAGGTAGTACACCTTCTAGTTGTTCGTCTGAAAGTGTAGAAATATAATCAAGATTTAACTCCATATTTTATTTTTAAAGATTAAACAAACTGTTAACATTTACTGGTGTATTAATATTTTTATTTCTACCAAGATCTCCCATTCTTACTCTCTCAATATTATCAGCAGATATAAACGGCAACTCGTTTTCTAATATATCAAAGGTTGTTCTGTATTGGTCATAAACCGTTATTTTCCCTTCAAGTGTTCTTTTCTTTTTATCTATTAATTGCTGAATAAGCGTAAGACTTGTCTCTCTGTCACTTGTTACACCATAACCACCCATAGCTTCAATAAGTCTTTGTGCATCTATTTCTGTCAATACACCCGGACCAAGAACATCTATTCTAATCTCACCAAGCAACGCTTGGAAACCTGCCCTTGAAACAGCATTCCTCATAGCTTGGGGGTCTAAATCTTGACCAACAAAGTTTTGTATTTTACCTCTTAGGTTCGTAGCAAATTCTGCAAAACCCTCTTGGCTCATCTCTCTTGATTTTTTGAATTTTTCAAGAGTTCCTACGCCACCAGATTCTTCAAATATACCTGTTTGAAGCTCCATAGCCTTATTCCTAGCATCTTTTACATTTGCGGATGATGTAGGTGACCATTTGGTTATATCTTCTGGTTTAAATACGCCATCAGTCCCAACAGTTCCCCATTGACCAGTATCCATATTTTGACCCATCATAAGCGTCTCGTTGCTATCTCTACTCTTCATCAATGTTGCGTCTTTTAATGATGCGCCATATTGCCCATATCCTTTCATAGAGTCATCAAGTTTGGTTTTTTGAGATGCAGATAAATCTGCTTGCATTGCTCCATACATCTTAACAAAGGCTTGAGGACTACCCGTAGCTTCTATACCTGCACGAATGCCCTTAATATCTAATTCTGAACCCAGAGGTTTTCCAGTCGTAGGATCATTATATTGACCCAAAAATCCCTGTATTGCTTCTGCGGATTGATTCAACTGTTTGTCTTGCAGTCTTTTTTGAACTGCCATTTCTGCCTGAATACCTCTAGCCTTATCTGATAAGGATGCTCTATACATTTTGCCCCTTGCAATAGCATTAGCCTCCGCTTGAGTTATGTCAGGTCCCTGACCTGCGGCTCTAGCAGATTCTCCTGCAAGAACTTTATTGCCTTGCTTGTCATAGTTGAAAGTAGCATTGAAAGGCAATCTATTCTTGATTTCATTTTGACTTTCGAGACTATCCTTATCGTAAGCAGCTTTGGATTCCAAAAAAGGTTTTTCCATCTCAGCCATAGCTTTTTGAAACTCTGGGCCTCTAACGTATTCATTATCCGCATTTCTTTGTGCAGCAGCTTGTTGATCAGTTCTCATTTTCAACAAAGCGTTCATTTCTTCTACAGTTCTAGGTTCAAATTCACTTCCGTATGTAACACTATTATTGCCTGGATTTGCATTAGTACCTATACGCATAACCTGAGCAGGATCACCAGTACCCATTAGCTGACCTAGTTCTTGGGCTTGTTGGAGTTTTTCAGAATCAAGAAGACCAGTAAAATTATTTGCATTTCTTTGAGCTTCGGCTCTAATGCTTTCTAAAAATCTTGGCTCATCATTAAATCCAGTTTCTCCCTGGATAAATGTTTCAGCAGAAGGCAGTCGAGCAGATTGATTTCCAAACATCTGTTCAAACTGACCTATAGTAGGATTGAACCTATTGAATGGCTCTAGTCCAGGACCCGGTTCAGACGAAATTCTAGGAGTAAGTGTGTTTTGAAAATCAACTAGATCTTGATTAGCTGCTCTTATATTGCCCAACAACTCGCCTACATCACTGCCCATAAAACCATTATCTCTAGAATAATGCTGCGTGCCGCCTAGTATAGCCCTATTTATGTTATTAGAACTGGTTTGATATTCTAGATCTTTGGAGGCGTTTATTGCTTTTTCTAAAGCACTAAAATTGGCAGAACCATAATTGGGAGAACCAAAAGAAGTTCCACCATATTTTTCCAATGCCGCTAAAGTGCCACCCGCGAGATTATCTGCAAGTCTGATGTTTTCCATCCCATAAACATTATCTACATATTGATCACTAAATCCTCCAGTCCCTCTTGAATTTAAATAGTTGTTTTCAAAATCAAACGCATCAGCGGGATTGTTAGAAGCGTTGGGGTTAAAAAGATCCGCTGGGGTTGAAGCACCTCCAAAGTTTCCAAAATTAGAGCTTGATCCTCCACCGAGAAAGTCGTTTATGTTAAAGTCTTTAGCCATTGCGTTATATTATACCATATATGGTTAGTGTTTTATTATATCTTTAAAAAATGAAATTTTTGACCCGGTTCCTTTATTGATTTAAATAATTCAATGTCCTTGGCGTAATACTTCTCGACTCTTGCTTTTTGGCTGTCAGTCAATATTAACTTTTTGCTACTTTTATTTTCGTGGGGTATTTCACCGTCGTATCCTCCGTCGCGGAGCATTTGTTTGTAATCATCTGGGAATTTGTATAAGTGTATATCATCAAATAAAAAACAAGCATTTCGTAAAATAGTTGCAATGTCCATAAAATGCAGATTTCTAAAAGTGTTTTGTTCTAGCATTTCAATTAATTCATTAACACTATGCTCGGAGTATTTCTTATTTTTCCTTACTGTATTAACCGCAGATGCAAAACGCTCTACTGGATTACGGACTGGTATAAACAAAGAATTACGACCTTCATCTGTATCAATATTTGATATTCTGTTTATTAAGTTTGTGTAAGGCGTTGGATAACCAAGAATTAACGATGTTGAGGAATAACCACTTTTATAAACACAGGCTCCGAGTTTTCCGTTAGGATATTTAAATACTTTGATTGGAAACATATCAGTAACTCCAAAGGGTTAAGGATGGAATCTCGTCTGTTTCTGGCAAAAAGCTAGCTGGTTCGCAAACAGCATTTCCACTGCCGACTGGATCATCATAAGTTTCAGCATAAAACTCCTTGATTACCGTCTTGACAAACGGTAAGCCGCCTATGGTTGTGCTGCTTAAATCGACGGTTCTTTTCCTTGCAGCTTTACCGATTGAATAAGTACTACCACCAGAAGTGGTATTGTTTAAAATAGTGCAAGTATATGGTACAGGATCACCATAAGGCGAAGGGTTTTCTGCTATGGTTGAAGTATAATAAACGGAGGTAAGCTTTTGTATATTTTCGCCACCACCTTCGAAGGTGCTATATTCAAAAGAAATTCCGTGTGCGTAATATGTTTTTTCGTCATCGCCTTGATCCTTAACTTTCCTGGGAGCGCCATTACTAATCGAAAAATTTTCTGAAGGAGGGCCAATTGAGTTATCGCTGTCCCTTCCTGTATTTGCGCTCGAATTGCATATTAAATCCCTAGGTTGAACTTCTCCTCCATCTTCGTTTGTTGGTTCAAGACTTGCTCCCGAAAAACTCGCGCTGTGAAAATTCCAATAAGCTGCAACTGCTTGTTTAAGTGTGGCTGGGTTAATAATTCTTGCGCTAGGGACGGTGTAAGTACTTAAACATCGGTTAAACCCATTGCCCTTTCCTAGTGTTGTAAATGAAGTTGCGGTTGGCATTACTGCTAAGTTATTAAGCTACGTATGGTGCGGTTGATAAAATATGTACGGTAGCAAGCTCTCCGTCTTTGCAAGCATCAAACTCCCTAAACTTTGCGGGTTCGTCAGCTTGATAACCGCTGTTCATATCTTGCATAAATAATTGTATTTTTTGCACTCCTCCTGGAGTCTCTATGACAAATCCTCCACCTTCTGCGTCTGGTTTAAAAACCATACCAGAGTAATTTATTTTTACGGCATTTACAGTACCTCTTGCATTTGGAGCGCCAATGCCAAGAGCACCGTCTCCGTCAAAAGCATAATCAAACCAATCGTTCGCTCCTGTGTTTGGATCATTAGGATCTGTTGTGGGAGTTGAATTATCGTTTGGCGCGCCGCCCGAAGCACCACCCTGACTATTGCCGGGAGTGTCCTCACTGCTAATTGTGTCTACACCCTCTTGGTCGGTTGCTTTTTTATTCGTTTCTTGGCTGTTAAAGGTGGGCTGTGAGTATTGTTTACTGTCATAAATAATACCCTCTTCAAGCTTTCCCCTTTCTTCGTTTGTGCGATTTTGCACAATCTGACGCATTTCATCCGCAAGACCTCTTATTTCTCTGCTCCTACGACTACCACTAGACTGGCGAAGAGCTTGTTTTTCTAAGTTTTTAACAAATCTATTATCCGCCCTATCTCGCCTAGTTATTCGTTGGTTAGCGAGAGATATCTGATTCTGTTTATTTCGTTCGTCATCAAGAAACATTATGCTGGCCCCAATCTATATTTTGATGTGCCATCTAAAGTAGCGGTAAATGCACTGGCGACTGTTACTTCACCGTTTATTCCACCGTAAGCGGTAATATTTCTGGACTCTCCACTTCCTGCACCCGCAGTAATAGTTAAAGCTACATTTTTAAATACATTGTCAAATGTAGTACTTTGCGGAATTTTAGTTTTAGTATGATCTAACAAAAATTTAGTATTAGTAGTTCCTATATTTTGAGATATAAAACCCGTTCTTTCAAACCCATATAGTGTATAAAAAACACTTACTCCCGATGTATTATAATCCGCAAAGCGAGTCAAGCCAGAACTAAGTGTTACTTTTTTTGTAGTAGTATTATAGTTAGTAATTGTCCTGGCTTCTTCTATTCCGCTTGTAATCACATTATCTGAATTTCTAATAGTCAAACCACCCTTTGTTATTGCAATACAACTATGTTCTAAGTCAGATGCACTCGCAGGAGCCTTGTTGAAATCCAACTGAAGGACTGGTATGGTGTTAACATCGGAAAGTGTAACCATACCATCTATAACTTGTGAGTTACTAAATCTACCCGATGAACTAGCAAATTCTGATCCTATCTGTTTTGTTCCTTCTGGAACATAACTAACTGTTCTTGTGGGAATTGTTGCCGTAGTAATTCTTTTTTTAAATGCAACCGTTCCGTCAATTGTTTCAAAAGCAGGAACTATAGTTATATCTAAAACAAATTTTGTGTTTTCTGGATCGGAAGGACCACCTTTCATACCTATATTAGCAGAATTTCCATTAAGTATAGGTCTTCCGTTAATTAAAAAATTTCCACTAAAATCCGAGGCTGGTTCTGTAACTACAATATCTAAATCTAAAAAAGCTCTATAGCCTCGCAGTGCATCCGTTCTGCTAAATGGATTTTTATTTATATCTACACCAGAAGAATATGAAGAAGCCCAGGATTGGGGGTTATATAAGCCTCCTGTAGCGTTGTCATATTGTTTGTCTTCTGCAGTAACTGTAGAGCTTTTTTGTATAAAAACAAAAGTTTTGGTATCTATTAAGGACTCAGCGGGGGGAGTTAAATAATATTCAAATGATGTAATGTCATCTCGATCTGAATATGACCTAGCGTCAATAGTTCTTTCTACTAAATTTACAACCCCTGGATACGTAAATGTATCTAAGCTGCTGTGAGTTGATATAGGCGTAACTGAACTTAAGGGGTTATCAAGTAATACAGAACTACCCGATTTGTCCTGCAAGGTAGTTACAGTTATTGTTTTTAGTCCAGAGGTATTATCTACAGATCGCCTGATAATAGGTCCTACCGTAGTTCCTTCTGTTACTAAAAATTCTGTAATTACTTGAATAATTCCATCTTTTAAATTGCTTTTTGAAATGTTAAGAGTTCCTGGCTCTAGCCAAGTTTCTTGAATTCTAGTGTAGCCTCCCTCGTCAGCATCTAAAACATCTTCTTGCACTGCCCCAAGTGTCAATGTCTTTGTTCCATAACCAATGGCACTATGATCTACTAGCGTAGCAGTACCTACAACTAAACCATAAGAAGTTCCAGATTTTGCTATTACAGTTCGAGTAACTCTTCTTAGACCATTTAATTCGTGATCTACTTTTTCCTGATTTTCTTGTACATATGTATCCGTAAGCGTTTCATATGTAAAAGTTATTACATAATCTCCAGTATTAGTATAACCCGCTTCATTTTGAACCAAAGCCATATTGGGGTATGCTTCCCCAATTCTCGGATCAATGCCCTCGATGGACATTGGATCAATATAGAGAGTTCCAAAGCTCGCAAAGATTTGAGCTTTATTGGAATTATACCAAGCTTCGGTGTCATTGTTAGCTGTACACCTGACTACAAGCTCATACCTGCCGTTGTGCAGTTGGGTTACCTCTACACGGCTACCATAAATCTTTAGCCGCTGACTTCTATGGAATACTGGCATTGTTATACTATTTGCCTAACGCCATAGGTTGCGCCCTGCTTGGTTTTTTTTACGGCATAGCTTGGATGTTTATTTCTAATAAATTCTTTTCTTTTAGCTTCCGACATAGCTGGACCTTTTCCATCATCTGCACCAGAAGCATATGATCGTGTAGATGGTTTTTTAGATGATGGATTAGTACTGGGTCTACCAGACTCGGAGCTTTTTGCCCTAGCAATGACTACACCCATACCTGGGTACGACACATCATATTTACTTGTATCAAATGTTGCTATAGGTTTTCTTTGGGGCCAAAATAAAAGAGACATAATAATTTTAATTTTTTTAGTTTAATCGACTATTGTACTATTCTTCTAGAAAAATCTATTGTAGGTGCTAGATTTGTAACTACTGGGGGAGCAGAATTTATAACCTGAAAGCGACCTTTTTTCTGTACTGATCTTCCCGGGGATGCTCCAATTAAAGGCGCTCTGCTTCCGTATTCTGTCATAGCATCCTGCGCGGATAGACCTCCTAATTTACTCGAAGAAGACATACCAGTTCCTCTTTGTGCGGCATTTATATTACTTAGAATTTCTTGTCCAACAGTATAATTTTTTACCGGGTCTCTAAAAGTTTTAGAATTTTCCCCCTGGTTAACCGTATATGTTTTGGTTCTTTGCGGGTCCGAAATGCGATCCTCCATTAATTGGGTTCGCATATTTTTGTATTTCTCTTTTTGGTCATTTCGTATCTTTTGACCGCCCGCACCATCAAGATATTTAGCTATATTCATCCTTGACCTATACGGACCTGCCTTACTTGAATCATATTGAGGCAGCACCCTGCCATCGCGACCTGTAGGTAAATCTTTTTTACTAAATCCGTTGCCATAGAGTCTATTGACATCCTCTATAGCTTTTTTTTGTACTGATCTTTGCAATCTAACTCCCATAGTATTTAATTGTTAATTGTTAATTGTTAATTTATATTATATATCTATATGCAATGCTATTAACATTTCCATCGCTTTAAAGCAAGTGCCTTGCGGGTAGGTCTGCCCTTTTTATCTTTCATTGGGCCTTTAACGCCAGACATTCTAGCACAAAATGATTTTTTTCTAGCTAATTTCTTACCTTTTGGGTTAGATTCCGTGACTGGAGCCTTGA